TGTGTTTGTATTGGTTCCAGAGAAGATAGACGCTTTATCAGCATTTTGGTAAATCTCCATATCAATACCAATCAAGAAAGCACCTGAATCCTCAGTGGATGCCTCTACCAAACCAACAATTGTGTTAGGAGCATTAAGTGAGAAAGAAGTATTATCAATAGAAGGTTGAACTTGTAAATCAGCAAGGGAACCAAAGCATTTAACTGCCTCATTGTAGATTTCAGGGATAGATGTGGGTTGAGTGGAAGGCAAAACTTCAGAACCAACTCTGAACTGGTATCCAATGGAGTTGGCACTTCCTACACCGAAAGCACAGTGGGACGAAGGATATTGTGCCGCCAAACCAGCAGTGGTTCTAGAAGCAACAAAGATATTCTTGAGGGAACTGAACTTGGCGGGGATTGGGAAAGACACTTGTGTTTGTGTGGTGGCAGGAACAGCCGCACTGTTAGTGTATGAGCGGTAAGAAGGTAGAACCATTTGCATCGGACTGGAAGAACCAGCATTGATAGCAGAAATAGCTGAATCAGGGAGTTCTAAGAATTCTCCACAGTAATTTATGCCTGTGGCAGTAAAGTTAAGACCAGCACCACCTTCAACCATCATCGCACGGATAAGGGATGATTGTAAAACAATCTCCACACGGAGGGGAGCAGCAGTCATCTGCCAAAGTGGTAAATACTTTTCACCACTCAAAGCACCAACAAGGGAAACCAAGTTCATAGCAAAAGGGAATGTGGTTGTGGCAGCAGCAAGAGCACCAGTAGCACGACCTCTGTTGACCGAGCGGGTATTCAAAAGAGCAGCAGCAGCAACACCAACAGCACTGAACTCCTCATTGGTTCCGGATGTAATGGCAAAACGACCCTTAACCGCATCCTCAGGTGCCTGGTAGTCATACAGGATTTTCGCCAACTGACCATAGTTATCAATATCCTCTAACAAGTTGGATCCATGGAACACACGGATTCTCTGGATGAACTGGTGCCATCCGCACGACTCTAAGCATGAACTAGTGGCAGCACTGGAAGCAATCAAGTTGAAGTTACCTCTCAAGTAGGACTCAGATGGGATGAGTGCAGTGTTGGCGCGGGTGGGGATGTTAATGGTAATTGTGTCACCGGGGTTGTAAGTTCCCGTTCCTCCCTGGGGTTGGATTTGGGTCAAATATCGACGAGCAGGGGCAGACTCAACCTTAGACTGAAACTTAAGATTTGCAGGAATCATTTATATATTCACAACAGAGAAAAAAGCATTTAGATTTGCTAAATGCTTTTTGAATAAATTTGGTGTTTATCGTTTCAAGACATTTCTTTCAAGACCTGCCGAAACTTTTCTGACAAGTGCTTCGGCAACTGCTGCTGCCTTCGGTCTTTGTAAAAGAGGAACTTTTGAACCTATTCTGCTCATGCCAAGAGGCATTTTAAAACCCATCATCGCTTTTCCTAAAGGTTTCTTGTATCCAATCATTTTTATATATATTCAAAACATTATTCGGTGAACTTCACACAATCTAATTGCAGTGTCATTTGATATTGAATTCCATTCATGTCAATAAGTCTATTCTCATTGTCAAGCAGTCGTATTTGAATTTGGTCTAATTTATTGACATAAAGATTTGTTCTAAAGTTATTTGTGTTCGTGTATGTAATAATGCTAAATGGTGAAACATAAACAGGAATTATTGCTAAAATATTTTGGTTGTATGGTTGTGCTATATTCACATTGTATGTTGGAAAATTTATTTCTACATTGATAGCACGGATTTGATTCAGATTCACACAGTCCCTTCCATACAGAAGATTTGCTGCGCTAGTAGTATTCGTTGTTTTGCTAAATCCAATGATATGATTAAATGTCGACGCATATATTATAAAGTTGCTACTTGCATGAGTAATCAAGATTTTGCTGGTTATACTGCTATACGTTATTGTATAAGATGCGCCCATTGTTGCCTGGATTATCCCTATAAGTTGTGTTATTGTATAATTTCCTGGTTCTACATAGTATGTAGTTGCGGGTCCAGCAACGAGTCCAAAGATGAATGTGTTGTCGAAACTAGTAATAGAATAGAAACTGTAGGGGATGTTGGCATTTTGTAGCGACAAATAAATATGATGTCCATCAGGGATTTCAATTACAGGCAAGTAGTATATGCAGTTTGCAGTATTATCGCCAACTGTTTCTGTTGCATATCGAGAGTTTAGAAATATTTGAATACTATTAATATGGTCCATAAGTTATACTATATGTATATTTTCTTAATCGTCATGTTTTATTTCTAAATTATTTCCGTTCTTGTATATCTTTTCTTCGAAGCAATCTACATCTAGGTGCTGATACGGTTTGTCAAACACATAATCATATATCTTCTTAGCGTCTGCATCATTCATTTTTAGCAATTCCTTGCTAATAGTATTCCATTCCTCTTTGTTGCGAACCCCACTGAAGATGCTGACCCATGTCAATTGCTTTCGCAGAATCTTTGGGAAATACAAGTATGATTGCACCGTGAACATGAAATGACAATTCAAGTGTCGCGCTTTAATTAGCATACCATTCAGTTTGGCAACTATATGCTTGTCTTTCAAATCGTTCGCAAAGTCATCTATAATTACAAGCGAATATTCTGGCATATCATCTTCCTCTCGATTTTCCTTGATGCTTGTCAATTCATCTTTGATTTCATCCAGCGCACCTGCAGTCAGTTCATGCATCACCTTGTCATGTTTCTCAAATGGATGTTTCTCAACTGAAAGGAAACTACTTACCGGGCAGAAATACCAAATGTGATGAAACTTCTTTTTATACACTGTCCTCATCTGTCCTAACAAATGACTCGTCTTGCCTGATCCGCCACTTCCTATGTAGAGACTTATTCCTCCATTTCTTCGGGATACTCCCTCTACTATATCAGGCACATAAGTATCCATGGTTTCCTTCACTGGTTTCGTCTTAGGTATCTTGGCATTGACTTCCTCTTTAATCTCTAATATTGGCATTATGATATATTACAAGAAATTCTTGAGGAGTTGTTTAATTTAGGAAATCTTGTGTTTTCATATATTATATCATGAGTTCGCTAAATGAAGAGTTCACCGACGACCTAGAATTGCTTACGAAATCTAAGCAAAAGAAAGCACGAACAGAAGCACAGATTGCTGCTACCGAGCGCATGCGTGAAGCACTTGGAAGAAAAACTGAACCTGTTGCTACCGATAAAAAAATAATTCTAAAAGCAATCAAGGAGAAACTTAATGGACCTTCCAAAAATGCACCCCCTGAGGAGGACTCGGAGGAGGAAAAACAAGAAGAGGTTGCACCACCACCTAAGAAGGTTCCTAAGAAAGTTCCTGCGCCTAAAAAAGAACCCAAAATTATATATGAATCTGCATCCGAGGAAGAAGAGGAAATTGTCATTGTCAAAAAGAAGAAGAAACCAAAGAAGAAGACCATCATCTATGAGGAATCCGAATCAGAAGAAGAAGAGGCACCAAAACCAAAGGCACGCGAAACCAAGACCCAACAAAATAAATCCTCTGGGTTTAAGGTTCACAATGAACCACAAAAAGCGCCTGCTCCCCTATATTATTTTGCATAGATATTCTATATGTCTTCTTTAATTTTTTGTGAGTGTGGGTCTATCGTGAACAAGACCTATTTGAAAAAACACATGATAACTTCACGCCATCGTCGCTGGGAAGACCAAAAATTTGTTGATAGACTTAACAGAGAAATGGACGAATTAATTGTATCTCATAATAATATAAAAATGTCCGAGGTTGAAACAGTTGATTTGGATTTAGAAAACAAGGAACCTAACGAAACTGTTCCTGTTCTGCCTGATATTGAAGAAAAAAAAAAAATAATTGTTTCCATTCATTGTGCCGAAAGACGATTAATATTACAATGTGCAAGCATCGGGTTTGGAATCGCATGCTTCGGCATGCTTCTTTGGATTGTTGCACGAAAATAAAAAAATAGTATGATTTATTATATTATGTCAGTTGAACCTAGTCCAGAATATTTACTCGATTCGGCACTTTATGTTTTCGTGCAAGAATTAGCACGTTCGCCAATAACAGATGTTGATGAAATGCAAGACGCAACTGGATTTTTATTGGATGTTATAAATGATCAAATACAAAAAGTAGACAACTCAGATTTTAGCGAAACCGGAAAATTATATCGATATGTAGATATTGAGAACTTTATAAAAAAAGCAATAAGGGAAACACGACCATTTTTTAGAGAAATTAGTACAATTGCAAATGAACTAACATCTTCCCTGAAAAAAAATTTGCAAGGTCCAAAAGATACTATAAAAAGTAGAAAAAACACTATATTATTACCTGAACGTGAAAGTACTGCTCAATATGTTGAAGATACTAGACCCGCACAAGGCACCCGCGTAGAAGACACTGGCGCAGAAAGAACGTTTGAAAATAATACAAATGTTGCTACTGGTTTTGGTGGTCTAGTTTCTAGAATTCGTAATATGATAACACCACGAGAGAGGATTCAAAGTAATGCTATAATTCCAGAAGCAAGTTCTATTACACCTGATGAACCTAAAAATGATGGAATAGTTGTTGCATCTACTGAACCTGGAAATGAAGACATTGCTGCTTTTGCATATGCTACACCTGTGCAACCTACCACTGAAATGCGAAGTGGAAGATTTATTCGTCCTGGTAGAACTCAGGTCAATAATCTCATTACTCGTGATGGTGGCGGCGGTGGCGGCGGTGGCAACACACCTCCTGGAAATTATTTGGGTGGTTTTATTGGAGGTGGTCTCACTCTTGAAGAATAAAAAGATGCATGAAAATAATTTTGTTTTTGAGTTGGTTTCAAAAACAAAACCGGAGAGGTTCTAAGTGATTGAGGCATTCATTTTATAAGTAAAATTTACAAAATTGTGCTTTTCAAAATTTGTTTGTGACAAAAAAACACAAGACTGTATTTGGTGCCAACAAGGTCCTTGGGATTCCAATGTTCATGTTTTGCACCGTCAAACAGGATTGGATGGTATTTCGCGCTGGCGCGCTCACCTTCAATTATCAAATCGCCACCCTCATATTCACCAAATGATACTATTACTAAATCGCCTACATTACTACTATCTTTATGTGGGTCGCACTGAATATTTTGATTCATATAAATCGTCGTAAATGGTTGACAAATCGGGTGGCAAATCAATCTGCCAATGCGCATCAATTCATCATGTATTTCAGGATGTTTTTTTGACATTACCGATTTCTCATAAATCACATGTTTCGTAAAATGATAGGACATCCCCCAACTGCACGCACGATGCTTCTCGGTGAATTTTTGTCTGCCAATCGTCTTGCCTTGTTTTATCGGCAATTTAATTTTTTCAAGCATCTCATATAATTTGCTAAACTCTTTAGGATCTATTTCACGCAGGTATTGAAATTTTGATTCTGTCATTGTATATACATTTCATGTATATATAATTTACTCTGATGGGGCGATTCCTATTGTTATTAAATCTCTAA